AATTTTGTTTGGTTGGGGGGAACCTATGAGGGGTCGGCATCGAAGTATCGGGTGCGTTGGTCGAATATCGATACGGCTGAAACGTGGACTGCCAACGACTATGTGGATGTCAACAAGGGGGAAGACGGCGATTACATTACGGCCTTGGTGCCTCATGGCGACAGGTTGATGATTTTCAAGTCGAACAGTGTCTATGCCATCTTCGGGTTCGATTCAGACTCGTTTCAGGTGACGACGTTGTCTCAGCGCGTCGGCAGCATCCCCTTGTCATCCCCTGTGTCGACACCGTATGGGGTGTTTTTTTGGAACGCTCACGACGGACTCTATGTGTATGATGGGGAACGGTTCAGGTGGTTGTTCTCTCGGATGCAGCCCGCTATCGACGATGGGCGGATTGGGTTCGCCAATCCGCCGCAGTTGACCTGGGGCAACAACAAACTGTATGTATCAGTTGATTGGGTGTTGGCGGGTGCTACGACGGTGCGGCGTACTCTGATCTTTGATCCGTCGCTGGGGGATGAGGGTGCTTGGACGTTGACCGACATTGATGCCGGCCCGTTGTATACGTTGCGGCCACCGAACGGGGATCCTGTTGTAATGGGTGGTTGTGTGGCGAATACGGGCAGTGTGATCCATGTGGACGATGAGGATGATCGGGTCACGGACAATTACCTGGCGTCCACAGAGGTACATATCAATTCGCATTTCCGAACGCCGTGGGTGGAGGGCAAGAACGCTATTGTGAAGAAGCGGTGGGGGAAGCCGCGGATGATTACGTTGGCTAAGTCGTCGCTTACGTTGGGGGTGCAGATTTACAAGGATTATGACACTGCTCAGGCGTCGAAAAGATTTGATGTGGAGATAGCAGGGCGTACTTCGTCGTCTGTATGGGGTACGGCGGTGTGGGATGATTCGGCGGTGGGGTCGGCAACGATAGCGATTTGGGGAGCGGATGCTGAGGCGACGGTGGCTGATGTGAAGCGTTTGCCGACACTTGGGACAGCAAAGGCTATAAGTATGAGGATCGATGGACCGACGGTGACAAATAATTCGTGGGAAGTGAACGCTTTGGCGTTTACCTATACGCCAAGGAGACTGAGGTAACAGCATGGCAACCCTGGCAGTAACGAACGACTTTAGCGCAGGTGCTGCGATTGTCGCTTCGGAGATGAACACGAACTTCTCGGATGTTGAGACGTTTGTCAATTCGACGCCAGGTGTGTTGCAGTTGACTGGTGGCACGGTGACTGGTGCTGTCACGTTGAGCAATACGCTGACTGTGGGGCAGGACGACACAGGTTACGATGTCAAACTGTTTGGGGCGACGAGCGGTACCTATCTGTTGTGGGACGAGTCCGAGGACAACCTGCTGCTCATCGGCGGGTCGCTGGGCGTCGGCACCACCGCGCCGGGTGTGCTCACCACGATCTCCAAGGACTTGTCGGCTGACACGACGCTGCTGGCAATCGACAACCAGAACAACGAGTATTACAACACGAACCTCGACTTCACCGTGTCGAACGGTGGGACGACCATCGCCCGCATCGCCAGCGAGTATCCGAGCAGCAACGATGTCGGTTTGTCGTTTCACACGTTCGACGGGTCGCTAACTGAGGCCATGCGGATCGACAAGAGCGGCCTCGTCGGCATCGGCATCACGCCTAGTTACCCGCTACACGTTCAGGGCAGCGGCAACGAAACGGTCACGTTCAAGAACACAACCGCCTCCGTAACGTCGTCGTCCAAGATTCTCGGCTTGTGGTACTCCGCCGACGATGACTGCACCAACGGCATCTTCATCAACATGGCCGACCAATACGCCGCTATCGGGAGCATCTCCTGCGCCTCCACCTCGTCGGTGTCGTTCAACGAGACCTCCGACTATCGGATCAAGTCCAACGTCGCGGACCTCACCGACGCCGCGGCCTCTGTCTCCGCGCTTCGCCCTGTCACGTTCACGTTCACCCGCGATGAGGCCCAGCGCGTCCATCAAGGCTTCCTTGCCCATGAGGTCGCTGAGGTGTACCCGTTGGCCATCACGGGCGAGAAGGACGGGATGCGGACAGTCCCCGCCGTTGAAGCAGTCGCCGCCGTCGAAGCCGTGGAATACGCCGCCGCCACCTACGACGACGACGGCAACGAACTCACGCCAGAGGTTCATGCAGTCGAAGGCGTCGAAGCAGTCGAAGCCGTCCCTGAACATGAGGTCGAAGAACATCAGATGATCGACAAGTCGAAACTCGTCCCGCTCCTCACCGCCGCCGTTCAGGAACTCACCGCCCGCATCGTAGCCCTTGAAGCAGCGTAATGGGTATCGAATGGGTCGGAGCAATCGGCGCTATAACAGCAGCGGTAGTGACTGGCCTGTTCAATCTGGTACGCAAAACTGTGCGGGAAAACACGGAACAACATGCGCTGAATCAGGCGAAACTGGAAGCAATAGGAACTGATGTGATTGAAGTGAAAGGCGATGTACGCGAAGTACGGTCGTCACAGCAGCGCCACTTGGAGTGGCACGCGGAGGTGGCGTAATGCCTACCTACACTCCAACACACCGTTTTGTAGGCGCTAATGCTCGTTCGATTGAGTATGAGTTGCGAAAGATTTCGCAAAACATTTCGGGCGATATTACAGGGGTTACGGCAGGCGTGGGTCTGTCAGGTGGTGGAACGTCTGGTACAGTAACGTTAACTCTGGATGTGTCGGAATTGTCGGCGCTGGGTACAGACGCAGCGTTGACTGATTACGTCATCATTCAGGATGTGACAGATAATTCATCAAAGAAAGTGCTGGTAACAAACTTGCCAGCCGTTTGGAGTTAAAAATGGAAACAAGCATTGGTATCGAAGATGTTCTGCGGAACCTGTCGGAGCGTGGACAGTTGGAATGGGAACTCGCTGTGAAGCGGGCCGAAAACGCTGTATTACAGGAGCAGTTGGCAGGCATGAACGGTGCAACAGTAGAAGAGGATTTAATTGTCCCTTAGGAACCGATCTTCAGATTTTGGGGTTAATTAGTTATGGCTTACGGTGACAATGCGGCACGAGCCTCTGGCATTGGGAGGCGTGTAACCGATTACGGTTACGGCTTTGACGATATTCAGCGTGCCCGTGAGGCCACGGGCCGCAGTAGCGCATTGAACCGTTTTAACGTTTCTAAGCAGTTTCAGGATGCTGCACGTTCTCTTGGGGGTAAGTTCAACCAGCGCGGTATGGTCGATTCTGGTTTACATGCGCGGGGGCGTGAGCGTTTGGCGGGTCAGGCCGAGTTGGCTCGTTACGGTATTGCGGCTCAGTCTGAGGAGGCTGGTCGGCAGTTGGATCGTCAGCGTCAGCAGATTGAGGAACAGTTCTATGGCGGTACGATGTCGGATCAGATTGCAGATGCGTTACGACGCTTCGGTGTCGTTTCGACGTTGGGTGGGGTAGTCTAATGGGTGGTTTCGGAGCAGGGTTTACCCTTGACTACGAAGACATTTTCCGAACGGGAGGTGCGAATCAACAGTACGGTTCCGTTATGGGGGATTTGGAGTCCTTCAGTCCTGAGGGTAAAGCAAAGTTTAACGAACTTTATGGTTTGTGGAAACAAAACATTCTTGGAGCGCCGTCGGAACTAGGGGCGCATTGGAGTGCGGCACAGAAGAGTGCTACAGAGGCTCTGAAGGGTATGCGGGAAGCGCAGCAGGCGCAGCAGTGGGCGCAGTCTCCTGAGGGGATACAGTGGTTGGAGCATGTTGCCAAGCAGCAAGAAACTGTTCAGCAACCTGACCACTCGCGTAACCCCGAAACAGGGAACACCTTAGACGCCCTGTACTCCACTCGGCAACCTGACCACTCGCGTAACCCTGAAGGAACCTTAGACGCCTTGTACCCCTACGACGCAGCGGCTCGGACGCATCCGACGGGTGGGTGGTCGGACACGGACCCATCAGCAGGCGGCGACTTACAGGGGGTACAGGATCAACTGGGCCGAATGCCCTCCTTTATTAACTGGGATACTTACTACAACGACGAAGCAACAAGAAAGCAAGTCAACGACGAATTTTTGCGAGAAACGGCGCTAGTTGGCATTGGGCAGGGACCAGATCGGAACGCCAACGTAGACGCCTTGAGCCTAGCCGAATGGGGTGGCCCAACAGAAGATACTGTGGCACCTTTGAGTGCGGATACGTTTACGTCGTCTTACGACCCGAACGCGTATAGTTCTTACCAAGCCGAGTTTGCGGCTCCTACGGATTTGACGGACGCGATCACTACCGCATATGGGAATCTGTCAACGGAGGCTGAAACACAACTGGGTGGGTTGACGACGCAAGATATGACGGGTCAGATTGACACGGCGTATGATGCGTTGGGTGCTACCGCTACGGAGCAACTTGGCGGTTTGCAGACGCAGGACTTTACAGATCAGATTCGTGCATTGGTTGAATTAGGTCGTGTTGACATACGCAATTTGAACGCTCAACAGTTGGCTGCGTTGCAGCAGGGTGAAGCACGCCGCATGGGTCAAATTGGTGACATTCGCGGTCAACTTGAGGGTCAGTTGTCGCAGCAGGAACGGTACCGTCAGGACGTTCAGCGGGTAGTGGCGGAGCAGGCTGCTGGTCGGGCTGGTCAGATGACTGCCGATCAGGCAGCCCGTATTGAGGCTGCTCGTGGCGCATTGGGTAGTCAGGTTACTTCGGAGTTTGAAGAGGTTGCGGCGCTTACAGGTGGTTTGACGGGTTCGCAGGCGCAGTCTACGACTGCGGGTATGGATCGTTTGGCTCAGG